GAGTTTGTATTGTTGTTTGCTTGCAAACCAGTTAATGTCGCCCTAGAACCTCTGGCAATACTTACGCCATCTGCACCGTTGTTATTGCATTCGGCAAGCAATGGCCCAGAAGCATCTTCACGGCCTTGGAAATTGACGTAACTGCGAGTGCAAACCAGACCGGTTGATGCGTTGTTATTGACGTGCGAGTTGGTGATGTTGGCAGTGGATCCACGCCGAACAGTAATGCCAAAGCTCCCGGTTGACAATGAAAAACTGGACTCCTCGGCGTCAAGCAGGCTTGCTCTTGTAATCCAAGCGCATGAGCCAGCGCCTCCTTCCCAAACAGTTCTAAAAGCGTTAACAAATGAACCGGAGTTCATGTACAAGCAGCTTGTTCCAGCATTTAATGCGCCTTTACCTTGCTCAACTTTTCCTCGTGCTGATGTGTATCCAATTGTTCTTCCACCTGCGCCGCCCGCATCGATCTTGATGTCGACAATAGGCGCGTGGCACTGGTCAAACCACAACGTGGAAGCATAAGGACCGACAAACACCATTCCTGATGAAAGTGTAACTACAGGGTCAACTGATGATATTTTGAAATTAGAATAGTCTCCATATTTCAATTCAAGACCGTGTGTCAAAGCATGACCAGCTTCGATGAGGACTTTAATATATTGGCCTGATTTGAATACCCCAGGTGCCAGCGCGTCAAATGCGGCCTGAAGCGTAGGATATTCACTTGGCACACGCACAACGTGATAGGCAGTTTCGTCGAAATCCGCAAGGCTGACCAATTCGCGCAGCTTGTCCTGCACTGTGGTAGTGACTGCGCCGGTGCCTGCTGGCAGGTAGTTGATGTCGCCCTGGACACCGCCGTTGGCGACGATTGGGCCGTTGAACGTCTTGGTGCCTTCGACCGTCTGGTTGCCGGTCAGGTTGACCGTGGCAGTTGCGGCTGCCGCGCCAATTTCGGCTAGCGACCACGACACGTTGGCCGACCCGTCGAAGCTCTTGCCAGTGTTGCCGATGGTGAGGGTGCGGGGGGTTCGGAGTTTGGTGGCGCCGGCGGCCGCAAGTCCGGCTGGTGTCACCGCACGCACGCCGTCCACGCCAGCTATCACTTCCGCAGGCGTGGCCAACTCCACCACACCTGCCACCGTCTCACTGGCGGGCGGGTTGGCGAAGCTGGTGTCCCCAAAGGTGATGTTGGTCGCGTCCAGCGTCCCCAGGATGATGTCCACCGACAGCAGCAGGCTCGACTGCGCGGCCTTCTGCATGAACGGGCCGGTGGGCTGGCTATACACCGCAAACAGCGTGCCGCTGGCGGTGAACAGGCCGAACTCGGACACGTTATAGGCGTCGTTCGTCTCGTCCAGGATGGTCACGTGGATGGTGTCGTCGGCAACCACTTGCCCGGCAATGGTCGACAGGCGCTTGATCTCGGTCTGCAGCGCGGTCTGGTTGGCTGCAGGGGTGTATTGCCCTGTGCCCAGCCCCACCTGGGTGATGGTGACCGGCGCGGTGCCGGTGTTGGTCGCGTTGATGATCTCTGCGCGGCCGGCGTCTGTGATGGTGATTTGAATGGACATGCGTTAAGCCTCGGTCGTTTGCAGTCGAAGATAGGAAGCCGGCCGGATGAAGCCCTGCAGGCCCAATGCGCCCTGGGCTGGCGCTTCCATCAGGCGCAGGCGCCGGTAGATGGCGTTGCGGATCACCCCAAGCAGGCCCATCCCCCCAGATGCACTCACGCCCGCAGTGAAGGTGAAGTGCGAGCGAACGGGCTTGGCGCGGTTGATCTCGTCGATGATGTCCTGCTGGTATTCCTGCGTCGCCGGCACGCTGCCGCCAACGGTCAGCAACACCTCGAAGGTGTGCGGCGTGGATGGCGGGTCGTTCTGCCACCACTCTTTCAGCGACATCGCGCCGCCGAAGCTCGCCACGACATCGCGCACGGACTTGGCCGTGCCTTTGCGTCGTGCGATCTCCACCGCCTTGCGGATGCGCTGCCGCTTGACCGCCTCCGGCCAGTAGGGCTGCCAGCTGTCCAGCGACAGCGCCCAGGCCAGCCAGGGCAGCAGATCAGCCGGGCAGGTGTCCGGGTTCCACAGTTCTCGAATCGGGGTGGGTACAGCACCGATGCGCGCGGTGGCGTCATCCAGCGCGTGCTCCTGTGGTGGCTGATGCCGGCGCAGTAAGAGGCACTCTGCGCGTCGATCACCAGATTCTCGGCCGGGCTGACCAGATCAACCCGCTGCACGCCCGGCTGGTGCAGGGCGGCGTAGATGCCAGAAAGCGTCACGTCCAGGCCGATGCGGTGCTGCTTGGCCACATAGGCTTCGATGGCCTCCTGGGCAGACTGCATGACCACGGTGCGGTCCGGGCCGGCGTAGAAGTAAAGCGTTGCCTCCACGGTGTAGGGCACGATGGTTGCGCTTCGCACGGTCACGAAGTCTGTCAGCGGCCGCACATCATCTGCGGACAGAACGGCTTCCACCCTGTCGATCAATGCCCGGCTGGCCTCGCCATCGCCGGTTCTGGACAGGATAGATACCACCACTTCACCTGGTGCCGGGCTGGTGGCGCTGGCGTCCAGCACATCACCGTCCGCCCCCAGGGCATGGAAGATGTACGCGCCCTCCGGCCCGGCCGTGCTGAAGCCTTCCAGCGACAACTGGATGCGGTGTCTAAGGTCGGTGTCAGACTCGAAGGTTGGCGGAATCGGCGGGATGGCCTCGGCGTTGCCAGGGTCGATCACCAGGCGTTTCACACCGAACAGCGCCCCAAGGTGTTCCAGGTCGGTGCCCCCGGCATAGGCCAGCATCACGGCGCGGGCCGCGTCATTGACGCGCTGGCGCAACAGCAGTTCACGGTAGGCGGCCACCTGCAAAATCTTGTAGGCCGGGTCGGACTCCACCAAGGCGGTGAATGTCGGGTCGCGGGCTTGCAGATCGGCCAGCATGGCCGCGAAGATGGTCTCGAAGTCCAGCGCCTCCACCACATTGGGCGGCGCCAGTTGGGATAGATCAACGGACGTGAATGCCCCTGCCATTACCTCACCTCGATGCCGTCAAGCCGAACGGCGCGGCCGTCTGGCAGGTATTCGCCGGCCAGGTCCAGCACCACATGGCCGGGCGATGCACTGGATGCCACCACGCGCTGCAGCTTGAAGCGCGGCTCCCACCGGGCGATGGCCTCGGCGGTGGCGGCGTAGATGTCCAACAGCGTGCTGCGATTCATGGGTGCATCCACCAGGCTGAACAGGCGGCTGCCGTACTCGCGGCGCATCACCCGGCTGCCGATGGGCGTGGTCAGGATGTCGCGGATCGACTGGCGCAGGTGGTCGATGCCAGAAAGCGGCCGGCCGGTGGTTGCGGAAATGCCGTTCATGCGGCCATCTTGCCGACATGAACGCTGTCATTCCTCTGGCGCGATTTCCATCAGTTCGGAACTGACGTGCTGCCGCCGCCCGGCTGCACCCCGCCATGGGTGTGCGTGCTGCCGATGTCCTTGCCGTTGTGCGTCAGGCTGCTGCCTGTGATGGCCATGTTTCCGGTGATCGTGGCCACCGCCCCGCCCACGCCATTGCCCTGTACGTTCAGCGCCTTCTGCACTGTCAGGTTTCCGGTGCAGTAGGTTTCAGGCGTGTTCAGCGTCACTTTCGTGGCCGCGTTCACCGTGGCTTCCTTGCAGTTCACGATCACCTTCGCGGCGCCGGCCACATCGATCTGCAGCGTGTTGCTGGCGCTGTCGTAGGTGACCACGCTGCCATCCGGGAATACCACACGCTCCTCGTCCTGGGTGGTCGATGGGGCAGGATGGGCGTTCTGGTATATCGCGGGCAGGGCCACGGCTTGCGCCGGGTCGCCATACGGCGAGATCACCAGCACTTGCTCGCCGGGGCGCGGGGCGGACCAGGTGCGGGTCGCGCCTGCGCGGTGCGTCAGCCAGGGCAGCCAGTCGGTGACCAGGCCGCCTGTGCGCACCTTCACGCGGGCCTTCGCGTCGTCCAGCTCGGCGACCACACCAATGCGGATCATGTTGGCCAGGATGCGTTCGGTCTCGGCCTGTGCCCACTGCTGGCTCATGGCGTGACCTCGGGCGGCTCGGTGACTTCGAAATAGTCGTCGATGTGCTCCGGGCCGATCTTGGGCGTGATGCCCAGGAACACGCGCTGCGGCGTCTCGCCTTCATCGGTCCAGACCGTTTCGCCCAGGTGGATCACCTGCTGCCACTCGACGCGCCAGACCTCGTACTGGTCAAGCTCCGGGTCGAAGTCGTCTTGGTAGATGCCGATCAACTCGGCCGGCCCGATGGGGCAGCCCCAGCGTTGCAGGCGCACAAAAGCGCCTACGGCAGCGGCCAGCTTGCGAATCTCCATGCGCGGATTCTTGGCGCCCTGGCGGAAGCCGATCACCAGCCGTGCCTCGAAGCGGGCCATGACGGCCTGCTGCTCGGTGCCGGGGTCTTCATCGTTCACGGCGTCCATCTCGGTCAGCTCGATCAGGCAGGCCGGAACGGGCAGGCTCTTGCGGTCCAGCCGGTACGCCTCGACCGTCTGCAAGGCCGGGAACTGGGCAGCGATGGCGGACACGATGCCCGCGTGCACCGCCTCCAGGGTGGTCACTGTGTTCGCGTTCGCCATCTCAATTCATGCTCAAAGGTTTTGAAGAATTGGGCCTCGAACTCGTCCGCCTTGATGACCTTGCTCTCGAGGAAGGTGTTGGCCTTGGGTTCGATCTCGGCGCGCTGCTTCTCGATGGGCAGCCGGGCACGTCCCTTGCGTTTGAACACCTGCCGCCCGCCGCGCTTGCCGCTGGCGATGAAGCCACCCTCCACAAAGCGCCCGCCAGCGGCCTTCACCCCGGCGCCGGATTGCCGTGGCTGCAGCCAGATCAGGCTGATCGGGTTCAGGCCGAACCAGACCTTGACGCTGGCACCATCTCCCAGTCGTTGCAGTCGGGCAGACTTGATGCGTCGGCGCACGATCTTCTGCTGGATCGCCAGCTCGGCCGACAAGCCTCGGGTGGAACGGGTGCGAACCCATGAGGCCATGCGGCGTAGCGTGCTGTTCAAGGCCCTGCGGACCTCGATCTCGGTGGCGGCAAGGTCGACCACCACGCGCTCCAGCTGCCGGGCATCGATGTTGATGTCGATCATGCCTGCAGCGCCATCTCGAGCATGGCCATGCCGGTGCCGTCGGGCTGCGGGCCGGTCAGCACGTCATAGGTCTTGCCGTCGATTTCGACCACATCCCCGCGCGTGGCCCCCAGCACGTCTGACTCCTTGCAGGTCAGGCGGGGCCGGTTGGTGTCCAGCTCGTACTCGCCCAGCTCGGCGTTCAGGTACGGGTCATCGAACACGGCGTTGAACTGCCGCACCTCACCAGACTGCAGGCGCAGGGTGACGGCGGTGGCGAACTCGTCCGCGTTGAGGAAGGTGTCCAAGTCCTCCCAGGCGGGGCGGGGCATTACTCGCTCCGCTTGCCACGGCGGCGCCGGGGCTGTTCATCGGCGTCGGTTTCCACCAGGCCCACGCGGTCCTCGGTCGCCTCGTCTGCCTGCGGT